AACTGGTAGGCAAAAAAGACCAGCTGGCCGAAGACTACGAATCTGAAACCATCCGCCAGACTGCGGAAGATTACGACAACTTTCAACTGCTGGTTAACAGTCTGGAAACTGACCTGAAAAAACTGTCTGGATTGTCACCCGATAACAAGAACAAACAGAGGCAGGAATTCCTGATACCGAAATATATTCCTGAAGCACATAAATATATTGAAGAAGAGGCATGCTACCGGAATCCAGTTCTTGTGGAAGTCATTATCATGCTGCTGGATACCGGGCAAATTCCTGAAGCTATGGAATTTATCCATTGCGCTATTGATCAGAAGCAACCAATGCCTCAGAGGTTTAAAAAATCCAACCTGCCAACCTTTATTGCTGACAATGTTCTGGTGTGGGCCAATGCACAGATTGCCAGAGGCCAGTCCCACGATCCGGAGTTCAGCCAGATTTTTGAAGCAATGATCGAAGATGGCTGGAAAGTTCCAAGGGAGCTGATTGCCAAATACCACAAAGTGGCTGGTGATATTGATATGAGCAATAACCAGCTGGAAGATGCCATGGAACATTTTGTCAGAGCCACTGAAATAGATCCGGTAGGGGCAAAATGCACCACCAAGATTAACCAGATTAAAAAGAAACTGGATAAATGAACAGACTCCTCAACACCAGCACCGGGCAGGCACAAAAGCAGTCAAACCAGGTTGGTTCAGGGCTTGTTTTTGTTGTCCTGTCCCGGTTTTAAGGTTTTGAGTATGGACAGTTTTTCCGGTAAACAGCCTGAACCAAGACAAGGTACTACCCAAAACCAGCCATTCTGGCCGGATGTGGATATTGGCAAGTTCTGCCGGGATTACCGTGTACCCAGCGAGCTGGATACCGGAACCATCAAGGCACATTTGAGCCATGCAATGCTGGAAACCAATATTCAGCTGATTGAGTACCGGAAGTGCCAGATGGATGAAGGTTATAAGAATTTGGCTGATATACCCGCTGAAACCATCGCCGACGAGAGCCGTTTACTAATGCTGTATCGACGGGCTGTGTCCTGCCGCTGCAAAGCCATTATCTGCCGGGATTACCCCACTATAGACCGACGGGAACCGGCAGAGAACCAGGCAAAATCAGCCTACGACACTGAAGTGAGCAACCTTTGTAACGCTGATAAAGCGATCAGGGCATTTCTGGAACTTTCTGATATTTCAGTGGATTTCCTATGAGCCGCAAACTTCAACAGATCACCGGCTACCTGATAGAACTGGATTTTGTTGCCAGAGAGAATATTGATACCTGGGTAGATCTTTGCTCTGAGATTCTTGAAAGCCGGAATATGGGGAAGTACCTGGAACTCTGCAGAATGCATTATCAATGCACCATTCTGATAGAGCGTTACACCGGAGATTCCAGACTGATTGCCGCATGGCTGGCATCGTGGCTGGATGATCACGATCCGGATAGGGATGCTTACAGGATGCCAGATCCGGAAATTGATATTGAAGCCCTGGACGCATCGGGAACCCTTTGGGACGTTGATATTTCCATTGAATTTACTGAGCCGGTCATGATCGTAGAGAACGATAACGGCAATATTTGCTGGCATGAAAAACGCTGGAGTCTGATAGATGAACCTCTGGTTGATGTAGCGGAATCTGTGGATGAGGTGGAGCCCGATGAAGGCTGATATGTCCCTGACCTACGATGCCGAACGAGCTTCCGCCATTAATCATGAAGTTGAGATCCGTTCTTTGCCCGGAACCTCCAGAAAACGCATTTTTAAAAATCTTGGCAGAAATCTGTTAAAAGCCAGCCGTGATCATATCCGCCAGCAGAAAACCATGACTGGCGAGGCCATGAAAAAACGTAAATACGGCAGGGGCAAGGTATTAAAAAAGATGGGCAAGAACATCAAGTTTTATGCTTCTGCAAAAAACGTAAAACTGACCTGGCCTAACCGGATGGTGGCAAAGCTGGCCTATCGTCACCAGTTTGGTGTGCCTGAAGTGCTTAGTGCCAGCCGTATGGTGAATATTCATGGCACTCCGGACTATCAAAAACCTGCCAGCCGCAAGCAGGCAAAAGCGTTGATTAAATCGGGTTTCAGGGTGAGTACCGGAGAAACCTTTAAATCAGGTGCCAACAAAGGCAGGGCGAAACGAAGAAAACCCAGTCAGAAATGGGTAACTGAAAATATGAAGATGGGGCAGGCTGCACTGCTGATTCGAAAACTGAAAAGAATCGAGAACCCGCCCAAACGCTGGACAGTGAAAATTCCTGCCCGTCCCTTTCTGGGAGTCACCGGAGCCAATGCCTCCGAAATGATGAGCAATGAGATTGTTTCGGAACGGAAACGCCGTTCCAAAGCGTCAAGATAACAGGAGCAGCACATGGCTTTAGGTTCCGTTACAGTTAACAATCTGGATCTTGGGCAAGGCTCTCCCACCGCCGTTGAATGCCTGGATCTGTTTACCGGAGTGGCTGGCAGTTCAGATAATACTGACCAGGTTCACGCCATTAATATGTCCACTGATCTTGATGACCTACTGGGAACCACATCCAGCAACCTGAAAACACAGGTTCAGGCAGCCATTAATAATGGTGGGCAGAACTGGTTTGGTTATCTTCTGCCATTGTCTGACAGTGCTGATTTGCTGGATTCTGTGGATGATGCTGTTGGTCAGGTCAGTGTTGAATCTGTGGTGTGTTGCGATCCGGTTAAAACTAAAGCTGAACTGGAAGATATGCACGCCAAAGCAGAAAACATGATCGGCAAATATCAGCGCCGGACGTTTTTTCAGGCTGCATTCCGGGAACTGGATACCAGCAATGATGGTGAAAGCTGGAGCGATTACACCAGTGCCGCCAATGATATTACTGAAAATGTTTCCGCTGACCGGGTTGTTGTGGTTCCCCTGCTGTATCCTGATTTTCCTGGAGCACTGGCAGGCAGGCTTGCTGATAAATCCGTCAGTGTGGCAGATAGCCCCATGAGAACAGCTACAGGTTCGCTTATCGGAAACTATGCCGATCGCCCTGTAGATGCCAGTGGCAGGACGCTGGATAAATCAATCCTGCTGGATCTGCATGACAATGGCCGCTTCACTGTTCCCACCTGGTATGAAGACTACGATGGAACCTATACATCTGACGGTTATACATTAGCTCCGGAAACCAGTGATTACCGTGTTATTGAGAATCTGCGGGTAGCCGATAAAGCCGCCAGACGTATTTACCTTCTGGCTGTTGCCCGTATTGCTAACCGTCTGCTGAACAGCACTCCCCAGTCCATTGCCTTTAATGAAACCTACTTTATGACACCATTGCGGGAGATGAGTCATAGGGTTGAAATTAACGGAATACCCTTCCCCGGTGAGATAGAGCCACCACAGGCAGGAGATATTGTGATTGAGTGGGTTAGCAAATACGACGTTCAGATTTATTTTACTTTGCGTCCTTATGGCTCTCCAAAATCCATTACTGCCAATATCACTCTGGATCTACGACAGTACGCAGCCGCCGCCTGATGAGAGGTTCCCATGAGAATTTCAGGAAAAAGTTTCAATATCCAGCTGGGCGACTTGCTGATATTCGTCAACTCCATGACTGCCGATATCGAAGACAGCCGGGCTGTAGCCAAAGACCGTGGTATCCCCAACGACTACGTAGATGGTGAAGTGGCATGCAGTGGCGAGATTGAAGTGGATGCCCAGAATCTTAAGCTGATTATGGATTCTGCCTCCAGAGCAGGTTCGTTTCGTGATCTCAAGCCTTTTGATATCAATGCGTTTGCGGATACCGGCAATGAAAAAATGAAGGTAGAACTGTTTGGTTGCCTGCTGAGAATCAGCAGCCTGCTGGATATTGATCAGGCCGGTGGTGAAAAGCATATGACCACCCTGCCCTTTGATGTGACCAGCCCTGATTTTGTGCGGATTAATGATATTGCCTATCTGTCCAGAACAGATACCGATGATATCAGGGCAGCTTAAATTATGTATAAACCACGATTTTTCAAGACTCAGGAACTGGTTCCACCATCGGTTTATAACAAGATGGGGGACAAAGCTCTTAATCTTATTGATGAACGGGCTTTGATCACACTGGATCAGTTACGCCTGAAACTGGGGCCTTGTACAGTGAATGACTGGTGCTTTGGTGGAAAGTTTAAACAGTCCGGTCTGAGAACCGACGAATGTAAGCAGTTCAGCCCTACCAGCCAGCATGCCTTTGGCAGGGCAATGGATTGTAAATTCAGGGATCATACTGCCGCTGAAGTCCGTAAGTTTGTTATTGAAAACAAAGAGATGTTTCCACACATCGCTTTTATAGAAGACGATGTGAACTGGTTTCATTTCGATGTACGCAATGGTGAACGGCTTACCCTCTGGTCACCAAAAACAGGTAAGTCGAGGACTGTATGAGCAGGGAGTCCATCACCCTGAGTTACAAACAGCTTGGAGCCATTGCCCTGGTACTGGTCAATATTCTTCTGGCCGGGCCCGGAGGCTGGATGCTAAATCACCTCTGGAGCGAAACCCAGAAATTCCGGACAGAAACAGAAACTCAGCTTGACGAATTAGAAAAACAGTTAAATCAGCTGCACATTGATTTATCCGAAAAATATGTGACCCGGAAAGCTTTTTCAGATTACCGGGAACAAATGGGCGAAACCATACGACACCTGGACAGCAAAATAACGCCATGAACACAAAAACCATTGAAATCCTTATGGGTGATAGGGATCTGACCTTTAACGTCACCCTGGAGGCATACAACCAGTGCGTTAACGCATTGCAAATGGATAACAAAGTTGCGCCCATGCACAACTTTCTGATTTCAGTTTCTGCTGATGAAAAAACGAAAGAAGCTGTTAACCAGGCGTTTAAGGATGCCCTGACCAGTGACCTGTTTGGTGTGGTAGTTAAAGAATTCAAGCCTGATGTGGAGATTACCGTAAAAAAATCCAGCAACGGGCAAGACAAATTGAGCAGGAAGGATTCACCCAGTTAGAGGCTCTGGCCAATCACTGGTTTCCTTTTCTAACCTTTCTGCGGAGGAAACCATGGCCAGAGCCCTTTGGATGGAAAAGGAGTACTGGCAGAGGATGCGGATAGTGGTAGCCAATGGGGTTGCCAAAGCGTTTTCCGGGAGAAAACGCTGAATTCTGTTTTTTAGTCGAGGTTTGTATGACTGAAGGTGAATATCGTGTTGGCATTGATTTTAATCCTGCTGGAGATGAAGCTGTTGATGCCATAAAGCGTAAAGCTGCTGAACTGATAGATCTGATTTCAGAATCAGGTAAAGACGAACGCTGTACCTCACTGGCACAAACTCATTTTGAAGATGGCGCTATGTGGGCTGTGAAATCAGTTACTAAACCTGATCGAGAATAACTGCACTGATGTAGATCTCCCATGTCTGCTGATGCCCTGAAGCCTCTGATGTTCACAGTGGGGCTGGTTGACAAGATCACCGGCCCTACCCAGAAGGCAACCAAAAGCTTTGATGGTTTGATTACCACCGCAAAATCCGGTTTCCGTGATATGGCAGCCGGGGCTATTGGTTTGGC